ATAGGATTGAACAGATCCAGGCTGTTTGCCTCCAAGCAGTGAGTTGATCTTAGTAGATCTCGGGCTTCGTGATAGGCTCTACTCCTAGAGTCCTATCGCCATAAGGCCCCCACCCATGTATTGGGCGGCGGCTCGGGACGTGATGGCCGCAGCGGCAGACCTTGCGACACCTTTAAAGATGTCATCTGCCGTTCGGAGCCAAGAGCTCCCGTGGTCCATCATTCTCTCCGCCACTGCGCTGGTATTAACCTTTCGGTTTGAAATATCATCGAACAGTGTTGTCGGCGCCTGCTGAAGAGCGGCGGTGACCCGCGGTCCCAGCAATGGGGACACGTGGCTCCGGGTTTTCCCGCGAGCTGCGGATCCAATGGCTTCGTAGTGGAGGTAAAACTCCCACTCAAACGGGTAGGTGGTTCCCGCCGGTGCCCCTTGACAGTCGATCAGAATGATCAAAGGTGTCGAGGGGGCCAACGTGCCATAGGATGACGTTGAGAAGGTGGTCTCTTCGGGGAGCACGGGTTGCCAGGTCGCAACTACCCACTCGCGAGAGAAGGGCATTGTCTTGACCCGGTCATACCCACGCAAATCTTCGATCGTCATTGCGGTCGTTTTGAGATGCGCTGGCTCCTCAAGGGCGTAAACCGTTCCGTTCATGTCGACCTGCTTTCCGGTATACCGGATGCGGATCCCACACCCCACCACACGTCCTTGGACGAGCTTGTTGGTGAAGTCGGAGTCGGTGAGCTCACTGTTATTACCCTTAGAGGCCGTATTGGCTGTCTGAAGGGAAGTGGCCCCACCGCCACCCGTGGAGACTCCTGTGGTGTAGACCACGGAATTTCCGTCGGATGACATGCAAGTGGCACAATTAATGCCACCGAAACCTGCGGACTCGCAGGCCCCAACGCCTCGCGCAAAGACTTTCCGCTTAGCGGAGTCCAAGCACGGGAGCGAAGGGACGCATGCACCGGCTGGGGTGTCGAACGGATTCATAACTGTCTGAGCATAATGCTTTGCACAGTCACGATCATGACGGTCGTGGAGGTGGTGACGTGGTGCACGTTCCACCTTCATGTTCCGAGCCTTGGGCTTGGGGGCAGGGCGCGACCCTGCCTTCGTGTTTTTCTTCTTCTGGGATTGGCTCTTAACCATTTCGTTTTGTAGCTGTCCTGTTTTAGAAAACCTGGGACAATGTTTTCTGGGGTCAAGACCCCAACATTGTTTAGCAGCACGCAAGTTTGCGTACTGCCCAGGCCAATTCAGGCCAAAAGACCTCGGGCTCAAGAACCCGGGTCCTGACATAGGGAAAGCTGAAGATCTCTGTGGGATAGGTATTAACATCTTCATAGATGACCTCCCCACCCCTCCTAACAAAGTGCCTAGTAGGCCCTGCGATAGGGGGATGAGAACATAGGCGGTATCTTTTCTTACCGCTGTACTTCATGCTTAGATTAGGCTTCCTAATCCGATACTTCTCAACCGCTCCCTTCGGGTAGGTTGACAGTATGGGCTCGGCTAATTCGCCGGGGACCTCCCTTGGGTAGGTCGCCTCATGCTGCCAGACCTCCTTGAATGGGAGGCGGTACCTCTTCTGGCCGCCAGGATCATATCTTCCTTCCTGGTGTTCCACCCCAATGATGGCATAAGCCTTCAGGGGGCCCCACTGACGCATTGAGTCACACAACCCGGCCGCTAGGTCGAGTTGGTGACGCGTGAGCTTGACAAGAGGTGTGAGATCCTCCTTCAATGGAATTTCTGTTGCCTTCCAGGGCAATTCGAAACCCAACCCGCCACGCATGTGTGGCAGGAATAGATTGAGGATACCGGACTTTGTCCATGTCATTGGCTTCAGGATTGCGCGGTTGAAGCAGAGGAATTGTTTTACAAACCTCTCTTTATCTTGCGCGCCTCGGATCGCTGAATTGAATTTGTCCCAAATGGGACTCTTCTGATAGTCGGTGCGACCATCGACCTTTGACCCGAGGAGAGATCCACAGTTGATCGGCACAAATTTCTTGAAATGCGTCCGACCTCCCGTGGTCCCCTCTATCCATAACTCAGAATCGACAGTGAACACTCTTGGGTGGAAATAATTTTTGCCCACGGACTTCTTAAGTCCGAATTGAGTGATCACCTTTGACCAATGGTCATAGTGACTCTGAGTCGTCTTAAACAGAATGTCATCACCGTGGATGAGACAGGGAACTTGTTTGACCGTAAAGGTCTTCCCGTAGTGCTCTTCCAAGCTGACCCAGTAGGCTACAAAGTTAATAACGCAGAGAATGGGAAAGGATAAAACCGAACCCATCAGTTGTCCGTTAACTTGTTGCACGGGATCGATGTCAGTCCATACTGGATACTGCACGATCTGTTCGTACAACTCGGCTCGATAGAGCCGCTTGCAAGCCTCACTGACTTTATCTTTTGACACATTTGTTAAGAGTGTCTCAAGAGCAGCCTTGGTGTGATGAATCGAAATGGAATCCGTCGCGGACTTGTAATCACCTGAGCACCACCATAGTGGCGCGGTGTTGTCCTGTTTGCGATGGAATCGTTCACACTCGCGGTACAGTCGATTTACCAATCTGGCATCGCTGTTCGCCTTGTTGAGTGAGAACTGCCAACGGCCGTCCAGGCAGTCGGCCATTTCCCTTTGTAGGGACTGACTAAGCCACTTTCTGTGGCATGGTCCCTTTGTGATAGTGCGGAGCTTTATTGGCTCAACACACCCCTCGACCATGACTTTCCGATTCTTCGGATCGTCCTCCTTGTAGAGAGACATAACGTCCCCCCAATCTGGGGAGTAGTTTGTCCAGTTTCGATAGATCTCTCCAGCTGGATTGATCATCCTCTGGGGAACGGTGGGTTCCCTCTCCTTGGCTGCCGCGTAGGCAGCCATGTTGTCAGGAGCAGGCCAGGCCCAGAACGGGTCAATCCTCGTCCTGGTCCGCCAAAAGGCGTCCACCAAACCTTTGTCCTGGAGCATTCTTAGAATTTGCTCG